AGCAGATATGGCTTGGGTAGTGTTTGACGATATTGAAGTAAATCCAACGTTTCCTTGGCAATACAGACCAGGCGACCAAATAGCTAGAACTGTAATTCATACGTTTCCTAGAGTAGTTAAAAGAACTAACAGACCTGTTAGTTGGGGCGACATTAGATTAGTTCCTACTAATGGAGTATCACACGGTACAGTACAAAATAAAATTGTATCAAGTTTCCACGTAGCAGAATTTGATGTGTTTATGATTAGTTTTCACGAAGCTGAAGCAGACGAGAATTTCCAAAAATTAAGAGAGAGATTTAAAGATGCACAACATGTTAAAAATGTTGAAGGCATTGGCAACGCACATAAGCGTGTAGGTGAATTAGCAAAAACAGAAATGGTATACGTAGTAGATGCAGATGCTGATGTACTAGGACATTTTAGTTTCGATTTTATTCCACCAATGAGTAAACGTAAAGATACAACATATGTATGGAGTGCTAGAAACCCAATTAATGATTTAGAATATGGATACGGTGGTGTCAAGTTGTTTCCAGCAGTACAATTACTTGCATTGGGTCACGAACTTCCAGATTATACAACCGGTGTATCGTTTTACCAACCAATTAGTGATGTATCAAACATTACACGATTTAATAAAGACCCATACAGAACATGGCGTAGTGCATTCCGTGAATGTGTTAAGTTAGCAAGTTCTGTAAACCCTAACCAAAAACAACTAGAAACAGATGACAGATTGAATACTTGGTGTACAGTTGATAACGGTGGACGTTTTGGACGTTACTGTATTAAAGGTGCATTAGAAGGCAAAGCATACGGAATTGAACACAAAGATAACACAGATGCGTTAAGTAAAATTAATGATTTTGAATGGTTACGTGAGCAGTTTGTTGCTAGTATGAAAAAGAGAATATCTGAATAGTTACTTTGAGTGCTGTTCGTAAATAGTTTTAATTTTTTTAATAAATGCTTTCGAATGGCACTGTATTTTTGCACCAGGGTGCAACGGCCTAGGCCAATTACCTATTTTAATCCAACAGTAACCATCACTTTCATTGTTTAATATGGGAGTAAATTCTTCTCGAACCGTAACAACAAATGTATGATATACAAATTGATTGTTAGGGCTTGTAAATTTATTAACAGGTATAACTTTATTAATATCAGGGACTAATCCTACTTCTTCTTCTAATTCTCTATATAACGTTTGAACAGGACGTTCATTTCCTTCAGATTTACCACCAAAAAATCCCCATGTTCTAGGATGGTTAACTTCGCCACTTCTTTGTTGTAGCATTACTCTGCCAGTGTCAGTACTTAAGAATATGCAACCGCTTGCTGTTATCATTTAAATTATTCCTATCCAGTGAGTGCAATCATCGCAAGGATCATCACAATAATTAAAGGTAGAGTCTCCAGAAGCCTGCATTATATACACCTTCATAACTGTTAACCCACTCTTTTGCGTTCCATTCTAACTGATCGTTACTTGAAACATTTACCACATAGTGTGTAGAATCAATAGTAGAACTGTCAAAACTAACATTCCAACTAGAACCATTATATTCTATAATGTCATATTTCTTAGCAACACTGCTTGCCCATGTAGTGCTTAATGGAATATCTTCCATGACAATATAACGCTGCCCAACAGAAGCTGTAGGAACAACACCATCACCTGGGTAATTTTTAGTAGGATCTACAATAGCATCTATTGCAGTTAGTGTGTTTGTTGGTAATGTTGTAGCATCTATTTCAACTACAAGTAAATTTGGATCACTTGGGTGTGATTCTAATCTACCAATAATATCATCTGAGCTATCGCTGACATCAGTATTTTTTCTAAGTCTTACTTGACTTATGCCGTTTCTTAAAGAACCAAATGGTAATGTTTCGGTACCCCACGCTAATATTGTACCATCTTCGTGTAGGGTTGATCCATTTTTATTTAATATCTGTAAATTGCCGTTTTCGTATTTAACTTTACGGTCTTCGTACGTTACAATAGTATATTGTAATGTTGACTTATCAAAATCTTTTGATGCTTTAAAGTTATCCAAGTCATCATCATCTAAATTATATAGTTCACTTATAATAGTGTGAATTAATTTTTGTTGTTTTACTTTAGCTGGAGGATTAATGTGTACAGGTATATCAAAACTTAACGTTGCAACATCAATAATATCATCAATGCTAGAGCCTACACTTCTAGTACTCCATGTTGTGTTAGTTAATTCAACGTGACTTAATGAGGTCCAGTCAACTGAACTATTGTTAGTTCTAATATCTAGTGTTGGATTAAATAATACTAGTATTTGTTCCATTAATTGTAGTTTTTGATCTGTGTTTGAAGTCCATATATCACAATTCATTTGTAACATATAAGGAACAGGTGCGTGTCTTTCAACAGTGTAACTATTTCCTTTTGTGTTTTCATATTTTCCAGTAGTGTTGTTATATTTCTTTTCGTGTACTTGGACCTTGTCAACGTGATCTTGATATGTACGTCTTTCAGGAAACATATTTAATGCAGTTACATAGCAACTAATAAATGGAACAGTGTTAATAATATTTTCACTGTTTTCTCTTGTTATGTGAGCTGCCATTCTGTTTATATCACCGTATCGTACAGGTGTTGTTTGGTATATAGGAAGTCCTTCGTCATTCTTTCCCATTTGTACACTGAATCCACTAAACAGTCTTATAAACTGTTGTATGTATCTTCTAATTTGTTTATCGTAAAAGTATTGTTGTGCCATTATTCAAAATCACTCTTTGGTTTAATTACTTGGGATATTGCTTGACGTTCAGGTGTTTCCTGATTATCTACTATAGTAGTATTAGTATTGTTAATAAAGCTACTTGCGTTATATGTCTTATCACTCCAAGTTTGGCCAGTAATGTTATCGTACAATCTATGCCACTTGCTACCTCTTCTGACAAAAAGCCTATTAGGAGTAAAGTCAGTTCTCACAAAATATTCACCTTCATTAGGAGAAACTGGAAACTGATCTCCAGTTGCTAAGGTTTCACCGTGTTCGTATGCTATAGCAGGATCTTCTCGTCCAAACAAATGATCTATTAATGGTAACCCATTAGGATCTGCGGCTTCGGCACTTGCTACAATTGCGTTACTAATATTAAGTTCGGTTTTATATGAACTAAGTTGATTCTTAAGACTATCTGGATCACCAGCAGTACCAAGTATATCTGCGTATTCTTGTGTATCTGTTAATGGTGCTACTTTAACTCGCCAAATATGCGAGTACCAAGTTTGTGAGAAGCCTTCACTTGCTCTTGCAGCATCTTGTACTACATAAAATTTATTAATAGCGTCACGTTCATTAGTAAGTAATAGTTCATCTCTTAAATGTGGTAGTTCTATTACATCACCTGGCATAAGTCTACGCCCCATTCGTTCAACCATATCGTTTGTGTGAAAAGTAATAAACAACGTATCGTTTGTTAAGAATAAACCAAACTGTGTTAAATCAAAGTCGTTGTCACTTACACTATATACGCCACGTAAATCAAATATATCTGGATCGTATTTACGATCTCTATTTTCCATAAACAACAGATCTTGGATATCTGTTTCGTCAATCTGACCGTCTGGATTAATTTCTTCACCGGTTATATTGTCTATTTCTAATCCACTGCCATAGTTTGGTTCACTTGGGTCCGTTGAGTTACTTGTTGCGTCTGGACCTAGGTATTTGTGTACATGTATAGCAGTACCACCGATATCAAATTGTTCACGGATGGTTCTATCCATAAATGTATAATCATTACCTTTAAATGGTCTGTATAAACTTAGTCGTGGCATGTGTTGGTTTTCCTTGTTATATTGTATTTATCCTTCTTTAGGTTTATATATTCTGTTATAGGCTAAATAGTTATGTATGCATATAACTGGCTGAGATGTTTGTTAACGCTGCAAACACAGCGAACGACGCTGTATTTTTATAAGGAAAATATTATGTTTAATTTTTTCAAAGACAAAAGCTATGCTCTTTGGGCGTATCTTGGATCAGCGGTTATTTTAACATCATTGTGGCTATCAGTACAAATTGATGTAAAAATTAATGAATGGTTTGGTCAATTCTACGATATGATACAAACTGCACTAGGCACTCCTAATGCAATAACAATGGTAGATTATTGGGCAAGTTTAGCTGCATTTGGTAAATTAGCGGCATTATGGATTGTGTTAGGATTAGCAACAAGCTTCTTAACAGCACACTTCTTGTTCCGTTGGAGAGCATCAATGGTTGAATGGTATCACAGTGTATATGATAAAGCCCGCACAATTGAAGGTGCAGCGCAACGTGTACAGGAAGATACTATTAAATTTAGTAGAATTATGGAATCACTAGGTACTAGCTTAATTGAAAGTGCTATGGTACTTGTAGAATTCTTCCCATTGTTAATGGGTTTATCAGTTGGTATACCAATTATGTTCTTCGGAGATTGGGAATTTGGATTAGTAACAGGCGCTCTTATTTGGGCAGTTGGTGGTACAATTTTAATGATTGTATTGGCATGGGTACTAAGACTAGTAGGTATCGAATACGACCTACAAAAGAAGGAAGCAGCATATAGAAAAATTTTAGTTGTTGCAGAAGATGACGGGACAATTAGACCCAAGTCATTAAATGAACTGTTTGAAGGTGTACGTACAATTCACTACAAGAGTTACTTGTATTATTTGTACTTTAACATCGGAAGACTTGCTTATTTACAAGCGAACGTATTAGCAGGCTATATTTTCTTAGCTCCTGCAATTGTAGCTGGTGTAATGACACTAGGTGTAATGCAACAGATTTTACGTGCATTTGGACGTGTTGAAGGTTCACTACAGTACTTGTTTAAAGCATGGCCAACACTTATTGAGTTAGCTAGTGTTTATAAACGTTTACGTGAATTTGAACGTCAGATTAAAGAAAAATAAGTAAAATAAAATAAAAAAACTTTTAAACCCTTGTTTCGACAGGGGTTTTTTTATGACTTTTTTTGAAAATAAAGGTTGACAAGTAAGACATCTTGCCGTATAATAGTAGTATATTAAGCAATAAAGGAAGTATAACATGACAACATTTAACAAAGCAGATTTTAGTTACCACGGTGGATACTTAATGTACAGAGGCGCATACGAAGGTCAGCCAGTTTATGAAGCAGGTAAAAATGTACACCCAAGTAATGTTGGTCGTGGAATTGACTTGTTTATTGCACGTTTTAAGTATGCTGGAACGCCAATTACTAAAGCTAAGTTTATGAAAGAACTTGTTAACAACTTTACTGTTGAAGAATATGTTGAAGCACGTAACGGACATGAAGTTGCACCAACAAAAGTTTTAGATAATAACAATCCAGGTTGGAGCGAACGTATTGTTGATGCTTGGAAAACAAAAAATAACATAGGAGAAGCACATGTATAAATTATACCAAATGCGTTTAACAGAAGCTGAAGTTAATCAAGTTAATAAAACAGGACATGATAGTGTTCCAAAGCAAAAGTTACATTTAGATCTTCAGTTTGATAAAGGAAACTTTTCAGCTATTGTTGCTAAAGGATTTGATAAAGGTTACTTCCGTCATGTTGCAAATATTACTGCTACTGATTTAGAAAATGTATTTGAAGTTGGAAACATGGGTCCAGAAGAAAATATTGATAGATTACTACCTATGCATAGTGTTAGTGTTGGCGATGTTGTAGAAGATTTAGATGGAACTAAACACTTAGTTGCTAACATTGGATTTAAAAAGGTTGACGAAACAGCATTTGCGTAGTACACTTGTTTTAAATTATCACGCAGGAGTTGAGAAATGCTCGAATATTTAAAGTTCATAGAAGAACTAAACAAGTTAATTCCACCTAAAACAAGCGATTTTATTGCTAAACAGCAAATTATTTCACTTATTGATAAGTATCAAAATAAAGCCGACGAAATAGATCGTCAGAATTTTATTCAATATCACGGAGAAAAATAATGGCATTGCCAAAGACAAAACGAAAAAAGCCTAGGCTTCCCTCAGAACGAATTAGTAAAGGAAGATTGCAAGACCCATCATGGGAAGGTGCAGAGCAATGGTCGGGTGAAAAGATACACTTTGCAATAACTGCTGCAACAGATTACTATTATAAAAATTATAAAGGTACAGTTTTAATTGACTATGCTTATCAATGGATGCTAGAAAATGGCTACGATAAACATGATGTAAAATGTGCTAAGGCAGCACGTGCAGGAACTTCGCTTGGATCAGTGGTAGGATATTATTGTAGAATGCTTACAATGGGATGTCCAGATACACACAAAGGACATGATGATTATTGGGCAAGCCTGCCTGGAACAATGGGCGACAGAGTAAAACCACATTCAGAATTTCTTAATAAGAAAATTAAAGCCGCAATAGAAGATGGAAAACCTTATATAGAAGAAGCAGAACGTTTGGCAGCAAAAGAAGCTAAATTAAATAGCCGTCCAAAACCTACAATACAAGAATTGTTACATAATGCCGCAATGAATATGGTTTATGACATTGAAACATTCTTAGACGAGTGGACACGTGCTGATTATGATATACAAATGGGTAAAGACTTTGAACCTGTTACAATCCTTCGTAAAGAAGGTGTTAAGCAAGCACATGCTAGAATTATACGTAAGTGTTATATTGATTCAGTAAATGAGTTTACTGAACTTGCTACAAAGGTAGCAAAAGATGACAAAGATGATATGCGTTTGCAACTAGAAGAAGGGTATGCACACATGTCAACTGCAAAACAAAAAGGATGTCTCGAAGTTTATCGTAAGATAACAGATGCATGTGATATTGTTGAAGCAGAAAGTAAAGTAAATCGTAAGCCACGTAAAACACGTACAAAGAGCCCAGAAGACATTGTTAAGAAGCTCAAATTTAAGCAAAGCGACGCTGATTATGGTTTAGGTAGCATAACACCAGCAGATATTATTTACGCCCGTGTACTGGTGGTTTTTAACACTCGTAACCGTAAGATTGGAACCTACTATGCAAGTAATGTTGACCCAATGGGACAGCAACGCGAAGGAAGTGGGCTTAGTGTAAAAGGAACAACTATCATAGGCTACGACGAAGAAAAGAGTGTACAACGAACAATACGTAAGACAGCTGAATTTCTTCCACAACTTAAAAAAGCAACAAGAGCAAAGACAGAAAAGCTAATTCAATCTCTAAAAACAACTGAAACTAAACTAAATGGACGTATTAACGGAGAGACTATTTTAATTGCTGCCTTTAATAAGTAATACTATGATAAATACATAGTAGGAGAAATACAATGGCTAATTTAAATAAGCTTCAAAAAGAAATAGAGTTACGTTTAGGCGGAGGAATGATTGATGTAGAGCTCGACCCAGAGCACTATGAACTTGCCGCTAATAAATCACTTGAAAAATATCGTCAACGTGCAGAAAATGCCGTAGAGGAAAGCTTCATTGTTTTGGAAATGATAAAGGACCAAAGCGAGTACACATTACCAGAAGAAGTAATGGAAGTAAAAGATATATACAGACGCACAACAGGTGTAAGCAGTGGAACCGGAAATGACATAGAACCATTTCAGGCTGCATATCTTAACACATATCTTTTAGGTAGCAGCAGAAACGGCGGACTAGCATCATTTGATTTCTTACAACAAAACAGAGAAACAATGGGCAGACTGTTTGGAGCAGAAATAATGTTCACATGGCGCCCACAAGATAAAAAATTAATCCTACAAAGAAAGATTAAAGCTAATGACAATGCTATACTGCATTGCTACAACTTTAGACCAGCTGAAAGTTTATTAGAAGATACATATGCAGGACCTTGGATAAAGGACTATGCATTTGCACACGCTAAATTAATCCTAGCTGAAGCACGTGGTAAGTTTACACAGATTGCAGGACCACAGGGTGGAACTACAATGAACGCAGACCAACTACGTCAAGATGCCCTTGCAGAAATTGACAAACTAGAGCTAGAGCTAACATTATATAACGATGGAAGCACAGGACTTAGCTTTGTTATTGGTTAATCAATTCAGTAAAACCAAAAAAAAGGAAAAGCAATGATCTATAAACACCATGTTTTATTTGATGAAGTAACCTATGACATAGAAGCATTGACTAATTTGTATCATAGAATGAAACATTGTGCGCTCGAGTGGAATACATGGCGAACTGCAATAGCAACACAAGAATCCAGGATACATAAGCACCAGGAACTAGTTGATGGATTTCCTG